CTTGCTTGTCTCGTAGGTTTGGACGTGCATCTCCTGTGCTTACCAACTCAACTAACTTTGAAAATAAGCCCTTTTTAAGCTCTTTAGAGAGTAGTTCGTTCTCTGCATCGTCTAAGTCATAGTCAACTGGAAATTCGTCTATTAAAAGCCAATTTTCAGAAGGCTCTTCTCCTAAGTCTATAAGTGATTGAGCAACCTCGTTATCTAAGGATTCTTGTTTTGATAGTTCAGTGCCTGTCTCCTCTGCTACTTGCTCCTCAGTCATAGCATTTTCCAAATCCGTAAATTCAAGCGGTTTAAGCGTCTTAAAAAATAAGTTGAGGGATATACCGTTGTAAGCTAAGATAGTGTCTAAGGCTTCAAGTATTTCGTCCTGAAGCGGCTTAATGACCATATTGTTAAACAAGATAAATGAGTTTTGCAATTCATCAGCGTTAGACGAGAATCCGTTAGCTCCTGCAATACCAAAAAGTAACGGAGATGTAACGTTGTGTCCAAGCATAATCTTACGCATACACTCCTCAGATAAGTATGTGTAGTGTTCAGGTGCGTCATTCAAAGGTAAATCGTCTACCGTTGTTTTTGTGTCCATATTGTCGTTGAACGCTACAATGACTTTTTGACCTTTAGATCCAGTCAACTTACTTAAAACTTTGTTTGTAATAATAGACTGTTGCTCCTCAGTTGGTACTCCGTTGTTAAAGTTGACCACCTTCGTGCCTGAGAATCCATTTTGAACCTCGTTGATTAAGTAATCAGCTACCTCCTCCTCCAATAGTGCGTAGGGTACTGCACCATTATAGTCAACGTAAGAATAATATTTCATCCCAACTGCGTAAGGCTTACAAAATAAAATCTCAACCTTGTCTTTAGAGAATCCGTATGCAGGTATTCTTGTAGGCGGGTATTTCTTTATATCAGTCCAATCGTCCGAATAGTAGTATCCTTCGATTTCTCCGTCTTTATTACACTTCTCTGCACGTAATAAATTTACAGGCATATGGAAAGCCTTTAGGATTCTATCGTGTTTGTCGTTGTAGTGTACTTGAATAGCAAACTGACCAAGCATCTTTCTATCAATTGCCATTTTGCGCAAGCAATCCTTTGAGAACATTGCCATTGCCTGAGCGTACTCATTAGGCTTTCTTGAAGCATCTACTGCGGATAATCCACGACCATAAATTAAACGTGATATGTTATTGATAATTGCAGAATTTGTAGTGGAGTTCGTGTATCTATCCAATAGAAATTGGTAGTAGTTATTGTCTTCCCCAAAATCAACCCAAGCATCACGCTTACTCTCTTGAATTACGGGAGTAGTGTATGCCGATAGGTTTAGTATGTGTACGTTGTTACTCATAAACTATGAACGTATTTGATGTGGTGTTAGATGTATATTGTCCGTTGTTTACGGAGAATGTTACGATGTTTTGGTCAGTACAAAAGATTCTATCCTTATAAACGATTGCTGAGTTTTTGTAAAGCACCAAATCGTAGAAATGACCTTCTATTAAAGCAAAAATAGCAGTCAACGTATTAACGTAATCGCCTGAAGTTTGCGATGTAATAGATACGGTTACTGGAGTGTTTGTTTGATCATCAGTCAACACCATTGTAGTAGGTGTATCTCTTGGAATAAACGAGAACGTCTGAGCTGATGCTGATGTTGTTAGTACAATCATATTAAAGTAACTGACTTGATGCCGATTTGTTTTAAAAGCAAAAAGGGCAGCTAATGCCACCCTTCTTACACGCTATGAAGAAAACGATTAGGCAGTAATGATAGTAGCTGATGTAAATACAGCACCAGCACCTGCGCCTGCTAAAGTAGCCTCAGATGAGCAGTCTAACAAGTTAGCATAAATTTTTTCAGTTCCAACGAAAGTCAAAGTGTATCCGTTTAGGTCTCCCATTGCAGTACCATTAGAGGCATTTGCAGTAGTCAATTCCATTCCGTGCTCAAGACCTGCCAAAAAGAATTGGTTGTTGCGGTTCTTGATTACAACGTGAGGGCGACCGTAAGCTAACAATTTAACTGACTTGTGTGTAGCAGCATCTTGCTTCTTTAAAGTGATAGTCAAAGTTTGCTCAGCAAAAGTAGTTCCGTTTTCACGAGAAGAGTTATATACTTGCTCAAAAGAGTTTGTTCCTTTGAGTTCGTATTTGTAAAGCGATGCTACGTTAGCTACCGTATCAATTGTATCGGTAGTAGCTACATAAGTAACGTCAGTAGGAAAAGCGTAATCTGCGTAGTTAATGAAGTAAACTGCATCAATGCCTCCTACCGCATCTTTACATACTTCAAGTCTACCATTAGCTAATTGACAAGACATAATTTTTAAGTTTTAAATGTTATAAAAAAGGGAGGAGCGTATACCCCTCCCCGATTATTTTAAATTAAGCTAATGATTAGTTAGCAGAGTTTGTGATTCCGTAAGTAACAACGTCAGAAGCAAAACCGTATTTAGCATCAGCAGAAAAACGGAGAATTACTCTTACGTTCTGAGAACCGTCAATGTCGCCCATATCCAAAACTTTAACTTCGTTCATATCGTTCAAAAGACCAGTAGCAAAGTACAAGTTAGATTTTTGAGCAAGTAGAGCTTTGTTAGAAGCAAGACCGTTAGCCATAAATACACGAACACCATCAAAGTACAAGTCGCCAAGAACTTGGTTTGTACCTTTGTTGTCGTAACCATTAGCACCTACACCTGAAGCAGCAAAGCCACCTAATGCACGTACATAAGCACGATAGATATTGTTAGATACATAAAGAGTCAAGTCTTCTTTACCGTAAAGAGCAGAAGGACAAGCGTCAACGATTTTACCTAATTCAGCAATAACGTTAGAAGCATCAACAGTTGTACCTGCAACTTCTTGTGCAGCAGGCAAAGATGCGTCAGTAGTTAACTGAGTCATAATACCTGCGAACTCTCCAGCAGTTGCGTTAACACCTGACCAGATTGAAGTTTCCATACCAGCAGCAACTTTCTCAGCAGCGTGTGCAATTAAGAAATCAGCAAAAGATTTAGGAAGAACGTCAAATGCAGAGTAACCCATTTGAATGGCATCCCAATCTGAACGGAAGTCAGACTTGCACAATTGTAAGTTAACTTGGAAATACTCAGGTTGAAGGATACGCTCAGTCAAAGTGATAGTAGACGTAGGATCAAAATCGCACGTTGCGTTCTTGATGATACCATCCGTAGCGACACGCTTAATTACCTGCTTAAATCTGACGTTAGGCATAATTGTGATACCGCCTTTGTCAAGGGTTGGAGCAGACAATAAAGCTGCTGCAATGTACTTACCTGCGAACTCGCCAGCGTAAGTAGTAGTGATTGAAGTTGTTGTAGGCATTTTATTTAATTATTTAATGTTAGAAATTCTTGATAATACCGTGTCCATAGTTGTTACGTTTCTTTTAGCAGCAAACTTGAATACATCGGTAGCTTGTGAGTTTTCAGGATTGAAAGAAATAGGCTTAGGCTCTTCGCTCAATTCTACAGGTGCAACTTCTTCTGCAACCTCAGGAGTTTGTGCTGAAAGTTTTGCTTTCAATTCTTCGTTCTCTTTTTTAAGTAATTCGATTTCGCTAAAGAAAGATTCTTTAACAATAGACTCAATAGTTTTTTTAGGTGTAGCAGTTTCGGTAGTAGCTTCAACTTCTTCCTCTACGGCAGGAGTCTCTTCAACTACTTCTTCTTCTACTTCAGCAGCTTCACGAACTTCGGCAATTACACCTTCTTCGATTACTACAAGGATACGCATATCCTCTAACTCATACTCTCCGATTGGAACTGGGATTCTTTGTTCGTCTTCCGTTAGGATAAATACAGGCTGACCTGCTTCGAATACATCAGCTTCGAGTGTAGATACTCCGTCAGAAAGAAGCATTGTTTCCAACTTCACTTCTAAACCTAAAAGTGTGCGGACTTTGTTTAAGATTGTTTTCTCGTTCATTTTCTATTTTCTTACTTTGTTAATTGATGAAACTCTAAAATCTACTGATTTTTTAAGTTGTTCAGCTTCTTTAATTTGGTCAGCAACTTTTTTATCAAATCCGCCACCAATTCCTAATTCTTTAATTTGAGCAAGTGTTTTTTCACCCTTTTGAATAACTATATTACACATACCAATAGCCTTGTCCATTTTAGACATAATTGATATTAATTCACTTTCAACATCTTGTTGTTTGTAAGCTGCGTCTAATTCCTTAGATATTTCATCAATAAGACCTAATTCAACCTCGTGAGAAGCTAATCGAGTTTCCTCTTTGAATAGCTTATTGTAAACTGATTTTGTAGTATTCATACTTAATAAATTAACTGTGTTTATATTTGTTTTATTTTTATCCGTTTTGACGTATGATAGTTCTCACTCCGCTGACCTCAGTTTGAGTAGCAGCAGGTTCGTTAACCTCTGCCGTTTTACCGATACCTTGCGCTTGTAAACTTCCATCACAACATTTAGTTGAGTATGTTCCGTTTTCACATAGGCAGCCTCTTTTGCTACCAGCTCTTGGACTTGCTTTGCTTGGTGTTTTAAATTTGCTCATTAAGTAAATTTTTAAGTTGTTCAATAATTTCATTTTTCTTTTGTTGCTCTAAAGACATTTCTAACTTGTCAGCGAAGTAACCCTCAATTGAGAAACCTTTGACCTTGCCAGCTTTGACATCATTCCATACCTCATCGTTGTCTACTTTCATACTGATCATCCAAGTTCCTTTTGGTAAACTGAATCCGTATAATTGGGATTTATCCGATTTAGGGTCGTCAATCAACCAAGATTCTACAACAGTCATTCCTTTGATTGCTTCCTTGTGTTCGTAGGTTGCGTTGGATTGGTTTCCGTTTTTGAAGAACAACTCCATAGCTTGACGCACGGTATCCTCCGAGAAGTAGATGTAGTATTCTTCTTTCTTTGCGTTTACACGATAGATTTTCTTGTTAGGAATCAAAGCAGCACCCATTAAGATACGCTTCTCTTTGTCTACTTCTTTGAGTTCTACTTCGTGTTTTGATAGATGGATGAAATTCTCCTCAATTGCAGGAGATTCTACCACGGATACCGCGTCAACCCCGCTTTGTGCATCCTTTTCGTCAATAATTAATTCGATAACTTTAGTCATATCTATTTAACTTTTTAATGCTACAATGTTGCGTTTTCAATTCGGTTTCTATCTAAACTCTGAGCAGTAGTTACTGAACCACTTACCACATAAGCCTGCATTGGTTGTTGCTGAAGTTGTGCTAACTGATTGATACCTGAGTTACCTACTACATTAAACGATGGTGCTTGACCACCTGCAGAACCACCACCACCACCTGTTGAAGGAGGAGGCGAAACTGAACCACCGCCAAGAGCTTTTAAAGCCTTTCCAGTTGCGGCAATGTTAGCTGCAATACCAATTCCCGTACTGATATTGTTAAATGCAATTTCAGAAGCTGCCAACGCAACACCACCAGGCAATGCGGCATATTTT